CTACGAATTGTGGTTATGTTGTAAAGATGGGACCAATGGCATACAAGGATAAAGATAAATTTCCTACAGGCCCTTGGTGTAAAGAAAAAGATTGGGTGATCTTTGCAAGATATGCTGGATCACGATTACCAATAGAAGGTGGAGAAGTTCGCCTTCTTAACGACGACGAGGTTTTGGGTACGATTAAAGATCCAGAATCTGTGTTGCATTACATATAAACATAGGAGGAATCTATGCAAGAAGAAGCAAAGAACGAAGAGGTCAAAAAAGACCAAGCGATGGTAGATATAGATACTTCTGGTCCTGGAGCTAATGTTGAGCTTGAAAAGGAAAAACCAGAAATTGAAATTGATACCAAAGATTCTAGCGACTCGACTCCCGCTGCTGAACCTGTAGAGGAGAAGCAAGAAGCGAGTGACGAGAAGCCGGAAGAGACACAGGAAGAAAAACCTGTAGAGAAAAAGAAAGAAGAATTAGAGACTTACAGTAAGGACGTACAAAGAAGAATAGCGAAACTTACAAAGAAATGGAGAGAAGCACAAAGACAAGCTGATGAAGCTTTATCTTTTGCTAAAATTCAAAAAGAAGAAAAAGAAAAAATCCAAAAAAAATATTCTTCAGTAGAACAAGCTGGTGTTAAAGACAGAGAAGAGAGAATCAGATCTGGCTTACAAGCAGCAGCAGCTAAACTAACAGCGGCTAGGGAAGCAGGAGATATTGCTGCCGAAGTCGAGGCTAGTAAAGACATAGCTAGATTGGGCTCAGAAGAGAACGATCTAATGAGAGCAAAGGCAATGCGTGAAGAAGTTGTTAAAGCAGATGCAAAGGACACCGAGATACCTAAAGCAACTGCGCAACCAGCTAGACCAGATCCTAGAGCGGAAGCTTGGGGAGCTAAAAATACATGGTTTGGTAAGGATGAAGCAATGACTTACACTGCTTTTAGCTTGCATAAAAAGCTAGTGGAAGAAGAAGGCTTTGACCCTCAGAGTGATGAATATTATGCAGAAATCGATAAGAGAATGTCTCTTGCATTTCCGCAGAAATTTGATAATAATGATGGCAAGGTTTCAAACGATACGGCCAAACCGACACAAATAGTCGCTTCAGCGAAGCGTAGTGTAAACAAGACTGGTCGCCAAACTGTCAGACTCACCCCTTCTGAAGTTGCTATCGCTAAAAAATTAGGAGTGCCATTAGAAGAATATGCGAAACAAAAACGTATGAACACGAAGGAGGTATAAGCATATGGAAAATGATAAAATAAAAACTTCTCGTGCGAGTCAGTCTAGGGACAAAGATAAAAGACCACAGACTTGGACTCCACCATCATCTTTAGATGCACCACCTGCGCCGGACGGTTACCGACACAGATGGATAAGAACTGAGGTACTTGGTTTCGATGATACCAAGAATATGTCAGGAAAAATGAGATCAGGATTTGAATTGGTGAGAGCCGACGAATATCCAGAGACATCTTATCCACAAATGAAGGACGGTAAGTACGCAGGAGTGATCGGAGTTGGCGGCCTTGTGCTGGCAAGGATACCGGAAGAGATCGCAAAGTCGCGTGAGGACTTCTTTAAAAAGCAGACTCAGGCAAAAGACGAAGCAATCAACAACGATCTTATGAAGGAGCAGCACTCTAGCATGCCGATTAATGCTGAGAGACAAAGTCGTGTAACTTTTGGTGGTACGAAGAAATAATTTCTTTGTGATATCAAGATAACTCGATACTAATAATAAGTTAAACTAAGGAGTAAAAAATATGGCTACTAATCAAGATGCTGCATTCGGTCTAAGACCAATCGGCAAAATTGGTCAGAATAGAGATAACCAAGGTTTAAGCGAATTTAGTATTGCTGCAAGTTCGACTGCTATTTATCAAAATGACCCTGTCAAAGCATTGGCAACAGGTTATATTGGTGTAGCGGGAACAGGCGATCAATTACTAGGTTCATTAAACGGAATCTTTTTTACTGACGCTAGTACTCAAAAGCCTACTTTTGCGAATCACTTAGAAGGTTCGAACACTGCGACTGATATCGTAGGATTCGTATCTGATGATCCGTACGAGAGATTTGAGATACAAAACGTAACTACTCTAGCTATCGCGAATATAAACACGTTGGCAAATATCAGCTATGTAGCTGGTGCGACACCAAACTATGTTTCTAAAGTGGAAGTGAACGGTTTAGTTACGACAACGACAACAAGACAACTAAGAATCTTAGGTGTGACGAGAGATCTTGAGAATAATAATCTTAAGAACGCTACAACTTACAATACAAATGTTAACTGTGTTGTACAGATAGCTAATCACTTCCTAAATTCTGCTGTAGGAGTATAAGGAGGATAATATGGCAATAAGTAGAGGACAACTAGTTAAAGAACTAGAGCCAGGTTTGAATGCCTTATTCGGCCTGGAGTATAAAAGGTATGAAAATCAGCATGCTGAAATTTTTGACATAGAAACATCTGACAGAGCTTTTGAAGAAGAAGTAATGTTATCAGGTTTCGCGAACGCAGAAGTTAAACCAGAAGGTTCTGGTGTAGTGTTCGATAGTGCTCAAGAAACATTCACTGCTAGATATACCAACCAAACAATTGCTTTAGCATTCGCGATCACTGAAGAAGCGATCGAGGATAACTTGTATGACAGACTTGCGTCTAGATATACAAAAGCTTTAGCAAGATCGATGGCAAACACTAAGCAAGTAAAAGCAGCGAACGTATTAAACAATGCGTTTGACTCTTCATTTGCTGGTGGTGATGGTGTGGAGCTTTGTGCTACAAACCACCCAATCATTGCTGGAACTTTCTCAAATGAATTAGCGGTATCAGCTGACTTAAACGAAACATCGTTAGAGCAGTCTTTAATTGATATTGCAGCGTTCACAGATGAGAGAGGTCTTAAAATTGCAGCTAGAGGAATGAAAATGATTATTCCATCTGCGCTTCAATTTACTGCTGAAAGACTGATGAAGTCTGCAGGTAGAGTTGGAACAGCTGACAATGATATTAACGCAGTAGTATCTAAAGGAATGGTGCCACAAGGTTATGTGGTTAACAACTTCCTATCAGATGACGATGCGTTCTTTATCAAAACTGACGTACCTAACGGTATGAAAATGTTTGTTAGAGCTCCAATCAAGACAGCTATGGAAGGTGACTTCGATACTGGTAACGTTAGATACAAAGCTAGAGAGAGATATTCTTTTGGATTCTCAGACCCTAGAGGTATTTTTGGTTCACCAGGTGTGTAATCACTAAATAATTAATTAAAAAGGGGGCTTTCGAGTCCCCTTTTTTTATGATAAAATAGAAAGGCAAACATGAAAAACTTCCGTGTACAAATCAGAGCATATGGCTATTACGCAGACTTTGAGGTTATCTCAGAGGATGATGATAAAGCGTTTGAAAATGCACTAGTTGACAAGCTAGGAATAAATGATATAAAATGGGAGAAAGATGGATTTAGTGATTCATCTAGATTATGGGTAACCTATGAGGAGGTTATAAATGCAAATCCAAGTCAGAGACCTTTACAAAACAAAGAGGAGTCTCGAGACAGAATGGGCGGTGCATCAGCGTGATAACCAGAGATATACGCTGGACATGGTTAGGATTGACAAAAAAATAAGAGAAGTTGTCAATCAGATCAAGGAAGAAGAAGCTAAAATAGCTAGTCTTTCTAGTAAGATCGAAGATGCTGCACCCGAAGTTTCAGTAGCTACTTAATAAAAAAGCTACATCGTTGAAAACGTAACTTCACTACGAGATCTCTTGCACTCTTCAAAAATCTGCTATATAAAATACATACTATACAATTAATTAGAACATAGACGCGGTATAGTCGACGGCCTAGAGACTATGTTCGGAAAACTAGGAGGATATAATTATGGCAAATACTACGTTCAATGGACCAGTACGATCGGAAAACGGTTTTATTGGTGCAACTAAAAACACAAGCACTGGCGTGTTCACAAACGTGTTCGCGATTAGTTCAACAGGTGCATACACTGGAACTAAACTAGTAGCTCAAGGAACTGCTGACGTAATCGTAGCATCTACTGCTGGAACAACTGAGGTTGAATTTTCTCAACCTGATAATTCCATCATTACTTCTATCGATATCGTTTGTACATCTGCACCAACTTTAACAGGTGCTGGTGACATTGGTTTCAAAGTTGGAACTGCAACTGGCGGAGCACAATTAGTGGCTGCAATCACAGATCAAATTCTTGATGGCGGAACTACTGTTCCTGCAGGAGCTGGTTACAATTTAACATTGTTAAACACAACAGGAAGCGATGCAACACCTGCAGCGTCTCCAGCGGCAAATGTGTCAGGTGCAGCAAGAAGTGTTTTCTTGCAAATCACTAACACAGTAAACGTGAGTGGAACTAGCAATGGAAACTTTAGATTTATTATAAACGTACAACAGTTTTAATAGATTAATTATCTTGGTGGGAAAATTTGAGACTTTTTGATCTCAATACCCACCGAGACTAAAAATAAAAGGAGATAAAAAATGTCGTTTAAAAATGATATACAAGCTACGAGATCTATAGCAGCAGCTGGTTCTTCTGCAATTATTTCACAACCGATAAGGTTGAGAGGTATTATAATTGCTTCTGATGGAACAGGTGCTGGAGTTTTAGAACTTTCAACAACTTCAAATTCAGGTACAACATTATTCATTGCTGATATACCTAGTGGAGATGTGGTAAACTTTAATTTCCCAGAGGATGGAATTGTATTTCCAAAAGGAATTTTTTGTAAAACTAAAACGAAAGTTACTGGATATACTTTGTTAACAGATAAGTATTCTGGCGCAGGACTATCAGCGTAAGGAGATTAAATGGCTAATACTACGTCTGGAACTACAACGTTCGACAAAACTTTTGCAATTGACGATATAATTACAGAAGCTTACGATCGTTTAGGAATATTTACACTTAACGGTGGTCACATAAAGACTGCTAGAAGGTCTCTTAATATTATGTTTCAGGAGTGGGGTAATAGAGGACTTCACTATTGGGAAGTAGGAAACAATTCAATTACATTGGTTAATAATCAAGCAGAATATACTATGTTTAGATCAACAAGTGATGGAACTTCTGACGCCACAGCTATTTATGGAGTTGATGATGTATTAGAAGCCGTTTATAGAAACGATTCAAATGTAGATACACCTCTTACAAAAATTAATAGATCTACCTATCAAGGCTTATCAAATAAAACTGCTACCGGAACACCTTCACAATATTTTGTTCAAAGATTTATTGATAAGGTTACAGTAACTTTATATTTAACGCCGGGATCTACAGAAGCCGGTAAGTTTTTAAATTTCTATTATGTTAAAAGAATACAAGATGTAGGTAAATTTACAAACGCTTCAGATGTAGTTTATAGATTTGTGCCTTGTATGGTTTCAGGTTTAGCTTTTTATTTATGTCAAAAGTATCAACCGCAAAGATGTCAAGAGATGAAACTCTATTATGAAGATGAACTAAATAGAGCGTTGACGGAAGACGGGTCGCCATCTTCATCTTTCATAACTCCGAAAACTTATTATCCAGATGTCTAATTTTTCAAAAGGTAAATACGCACAATTTATTTCTGATAGATCTGGTATGGCTTTTCCATATAAAGAAATGGTTAAAGAATGGAACGGAGCAAGAGTTCACACATCAGAGTTTGAACCAAAGCAACCACAATTAGAACCAAAACCACATGGTGCTGATCCTCAAGGATTACCATACGCAAAACCCCCAAAGATTCAGTTGCCAACACAAGATTTTTTACCTGATAATCCTTTTTCTACGGTTAACGCTTCAACAGTAATAACCGTTTCAGAGCCAAACAGTAAAAGACAAACTGGAGACACTGTAAGATTTTATGATATTAAAAGACCTGTAGGTGGAATTGCTATATCAACAATACAACCAGAATCAACTTTAGCTGCTTCAATTAACGCTACAACACAAACAATTTTAGCAAATGATTCTTCTAAGTTTCCTTCTTCTGGATTTATGATGATAGAAAAAGTAAATAGTGATACTAAATTATACGAGAACGAAGTTATTCAATACACAGGTAACACAGGTAATACTTTCACAGGCTGCACGCGAGGGACAAACGCAAAAACTAGAGGTAAAACACCTGCAAATACTACGGCTAGTTCTCATGATCTAGGTGCAAAACTTTATGGCGCTTTTTCAATAACTATGATATCCACTAATGTAGTAAACCCTAATGGGATGCCAGCTACGTTTTCAGAGAACAATAGTTATAAAGTTACTGTTTTAGACGCAGCTACAGTCACTGGTAAAAGTGGAGGATCTTTTACGATGGCAGGCCCAATAGATAATGGAGTAATTGAACAATGACATATTCAGAATTAGTACAGAAAATTAGAGATTATACGGAAGTAGGGTCAGCAGTGCTTACTGATACTATCATTAATGGTTTCATAGAAGATGCTGAATTTAGAATTTTAAGAGAAGTAGACTCTGATAATAACAGACGATATGCTACAGCAACTATGGTAGCTGGACAAAGATTTATAGATACTCCGGCTGATTTATTGATTGTTAGATCTGCTCAAATCGTGGATAAAGATTTAAGCACCTCTCCTACGACCGATAGAGACATTATTGAGTATAGAGACACTAATTTCATGGCGGAATACAATCCTGAAGACACCCAAGGAACCCCAAAATATTTTGGATATTGGGACGCTGACACGCTAGTTTTTGCTCCTGTGGCAGACGCTGCTTATACGATTCAGTTAAATTATATCTTGAAACCTTCTGGATTATCGTCTACAAATACAACTACATATCTGAGTTTGCAATTTCCCAACGGACTTTTATATGCTTGCCTAGTTGAGGCATATGGTTTTCTAAAGGGACCGACAGATCTCTTGCAATTATACGAACAAAGGTATAAACAAGCGATTGAAGGATTCTCTATAGAGCAAATGGGAAGAAGAAGACGAGATGAGTTTATTGAAAGCGCACCTCGTTTACCAAAACAAGGATAAGGAGATAAAACATGGCAATAACACAAGCAATAGCAAACAGTTTTAAAAAAGAACTATTTGATGGAGATCACGACTTTTCACAATCAGGTGGTGATGTTTTTAAAATCGCTCTTTATACTTCTTCTGCAACTTTAAATTCAACAACAACTGTATATCCTGGAGACAGTACAGGAAACCAAGTTTCTAACTCTGGACAATACACACAGGGTGGCGGAAAACTAGTTAATTCTGGAACTTCAATGACAGCTGGTGTAGCAAGAGTTGACTTTGCAGATAGATCTTTTACTGGCGTAACTTTAACAGCGAGAGGTGCATTAATATATAATACAACTTTCTCTAACAAAGCTGTAGCAGTTTTAGATTTTGGAAGTGATAAAACAGCAACATCAGGAACGTTTACTATTCAGTTTCCAGCAGCCACGTCAACAGCAGCGATTCTAAGGATCTCTGGTTAATAGGAGGTAAACTCCTATGGCGTTTAAAACGTATACAGTTACTGTCGCAACAGGCAGTAGGTACGGCGGCGGGACAGGAAACGTATTTTATTTAGACGGTGTTCGTACGATGGACGTCGATGTAGTCGGCGGCTTAACGTATGCGTTTAATCAAGATGACGCTACTAATGATAATCACCCATTAATTTTTTCTACAACTACATCAACAGGTCAAGCAATAACTTCTGGTGTAACTTTTAAATTAGATGGGTCGACAGTTTCTTACGCTCAATACACAGACACAACAACTTTTAACGCAGCAACAACTCGTTCTGTAGAAATTGCAGTTTCTCAATCTGCAGATTTTTATTTTATTTGTTATGTACACGGCTCAGGAATGGGTGGTGTTATGGATCTTCAAGTTGATTCTTGGGGTGCATTAAATTGGGGCGATGGTCAATGGAATGATCAAGATAATGCTAATGCTCCAGTAACCGGTCAAGCAATGACTATTGCACAAGGTGATGAAACTGCAACTGGTATTGTGGCCATTGGTTGGGGTAGAGAAGATTGGGGCGATCAAGTTTGGGGCGAACCAAATGAAGCTCCTTTATTAACAGGAATTGCAATGTCTGCTAATATTGGCAGCATAACAATTACATCAGAAATTAAAACTGGTTGGGGTAGAGATAATTGGAATACAGAAACTTGGGGCGATAATACATTTATTCAAAATGTAAGCGTCACAGGTATTGGCATGACTGCCACTCTTGGTGATGAAACCGCTACAGCAGAAGTTAATGCTGGTTGGGGTAGAGCTACATGGGGAAATCAAGTTTGGGGTGATACTGACGAAGCAGCATCTTTAACAGGTATTGCAATGTCAGCTACTCTTGGTACCGTAACTGCAACCGCAGTAGTTAATACTGGTTGGGGCAGAGCATCATGGAGTAATGGACCTTGGAATGATAATGCTTTTGTTCCTGTTGCAGATTTAACTGGAATTCAAATGACAGCAGCTATTGGCACTGTCACAGCAACTGGAGTAATTAATTCTGGTTGGGGTAGAGCAGCTTGGGGTGATCAAGTATGGGGATTACCAAGTAATATAGCTTCTCCAACAGGCATACAAATGTCTGCAACTTTAGCTAATGTAACTATAACTAACGAAGTAAATGTTGGTTGGGGTAGAGCAGCTTGGGGTCAACAGCCTTGGGGTGAAAATACAACATTTGTACAAGCTTCAGTAACAGGTATTGGTATGACTGCTACTATTGGCAGTGTATCAATAGGCACTGAAATTAACTCTGGTTGGGGCAGATATGCTTGGGGTGAAGGAGATTGGGGAACACCTAATAATACTATAGCTGTAAGTGGTCAAGCAATGACATCTGTTTTAGGTCAAGTAGACCCTGCTCCAGACGTCATGTTAACGGGTATTGGCATGACCATGAATGAAGGCGAAGAAGCTATTAGTGGAGATGGTATTGTAATACCTACAGGAATAGGCTTGACAGCTGCTACTGGAAGCGTATATAATTTGATCTGGAATGAAGTAAATACCGGCACAACTCCTACATGGAAAGAGGTTGATACCGCAGCTTAAAAACAGCAAAATTTAATCAAAATTAATATTTGACACCATTGTTAAATTTTAATAAAAACAAAAGAGGATAAAAAATTATGGCGAACTCGACATCAGCAAGTTTAAAATTGACTGTTCAAGCTACTGGGGAAAACTCAGGAACATGGGGTCAAATAACAAACACAAACTTATTAATCGTAGAACAAGCAATTGGTGGTTATGATACGTTTAACATTACAAACGCTAACAGAGCATTAACTTTTTCTAACGGTGCCGTATCAAACGGTAAAAACGCAGTAATCAAATTAACTGGAACAATTTCAACTAACATTAACGTAACGATTCCTGATTCAATTGAAAAAACTTTCATTGTAGCAAACGGTACATCTGGTGCTTACACAGTAACTTTCAAAACTACTTCAGGAACTGGAGTTACTTGGGCGACAACTGACAAAACTACAAAAATGGTTTTCTCAGATGGAACTAATGTTGTTGACACTGCTTTCACAGATTTATCATCTGACATCACACCACAATTATCAGGAGTACTAGATACAAATGGTAATGATATTATTATCGACACTGGTGGAGCGTTAGAAGATGATTCAAACAACGAATATGTTAAATTCGTAAAAACATCATCTGCTGTAAACGAACTTTCAATAACTAACCAAGCCACAGGCTCTGGTCCATCACTTACCGCAACTGGTGGTGATTCAAATATTGATTTAAACATAACTGCAAAAGGAACAGGAAGAGTAACTTTAGGCGCTGGTAAAATTCAACAACTAGCAGAAAAAGTAACAATCGCTGCAACAGGTACAACTGGAACAGTGAACTATGACTTGATCACACAAGCTGTGCTTTACCATACTTCAGCTGCAGCAGGTAACTTTACAGTTAATGTTAGAGGTGACGGTTCTACAACTTTGAACAGCATTATGGATACAGGTGAATCTGTAACATTTGCATTCTTAGTAACAAATACTGGTACACCTTATTATCAATCAGCTTTTACAGTTGACGGATCAAGCGTCACACCAGAATATCAAGGTGGATCTGCACCTACTTCTGGAAACGCAAACTCTGTTGACATTTACACGTATACTGTAGTTAAAACGGGCGATGCAGCTTTCACAGCATTTGCCTCTCAAACGCAGTTCGCGTAATAGGAGGATAGAAGAAAGATGCCAATTATAACATCTAGAGGCGCAGGCGCAGCAGCAGGCGGAGGATGGTGCGGAAAAACAAGAAACACTTCACCTTACTCTTGTGACTTCTTAGTCATTGCTGGAGGCGGACAAGGCGGAACTGCTTGGGCAACTGAACCACCAGGAGGTGGAGGCGGAGCAGGCGGTTATCGTAATACTTATGACTCTGAACCATCAGGTGGAGGCGGATCTTCTGAAACGGCTGTTACTTTAACAGCATTAGATACTTACACAGCTACAATCGGCGGCGGAGCTACAGCTAGTACATTAGTTGGAACTGGCGTTTCAATCAGCTCAACTGGCGGAGGTTTCGGTGGAACAGGAACTTACCAAACACCAGGCGGTCCAGGCGGATCGGGTGGTGGCGGTGACCCAGTAGGTACAGGAACTGCTAACCAAGGATATCCAGGCGGATCATCTATGGGATCAGGCGGCGGTGCATCTGCAACGGGCGGAACTTCTGGAGGAGCAGGATTAGCTTCATCAATAACAGGATCACCTGTTACAAGAGCTGGTGGCGGTGGCCGAGGAAACTCAGGTTCAAACGGCGGAACTGGCGGCGGCGGAAGTGGTGGAAATAGTGGACAAGGCGGATTTGCTGGAACTGCCAATACGGGAGGCGGTGGCGGCGGAGGCGGCCAAAGTCCAAGTGCAACTCGTGCTGGCGGCGGAGGCGGCTCTGGAGTCGTTATCTTAAGAATGCAAGCTAAATTTTATAGTGGTGAAGTAACAGGATCACCAACAGAGACAACTAGTGGTTCTGATAAAATTTTAACTTTCACAGGAACAGGGACATACGTAGCATAATGGCATATTACGCAGAAATAGATGCAGACAACAAAGTTTTACAAACTTTAAAAGTAAATAACGAAGTTATTACTGACGAAAATGGTGTTGAA